CTCTGATGTTGTTTCTGCGGTTCTCTGAATAGCCGCCATAAATTTTCTTAGCTCTTTAATTGTTAACGGCTTGAGCTTTACCTTAGAACCGTTTTGTAGTTCAATTTCTTCTACGTCGTAGATAGTTGTGGCCAATTTATCCTCCTAGGATTGTCTTATTTATTATAACAAAACAAGCTTACTAATACAAGCAGAAACCCCCAATTTCTTGGGGGTATCTGAATTAAATAATTAAATTTAATTATGCATAAACACGGTCAATAATCTTACCGTATTCTTGGCCAGCATATGCCGCATCTCCTGATGGGAGAAGACGGAATGTTACTGGGAATGTTGTTGGTGTGTTACGTGCTAGAGAGAACTGTGACTGCTGTACTGAAAGAACACGACGTGCATAATATACACGCTCATTCTTTCCGAAGCTAGTTATATTGTAATCTGGAGCTGGTCCAACTGCAATTAGCTGGCGCTCAACTGGTGCCTGGAGCAATGCTCCTGCTGCCAAACCGAGTACCTGCGGTGTTGAAGATGTTGGTTCTGCTGTTGTTAGAGTTTCGTCTCCATCAAATCCTGATGACTCAGTAATTGAGGCGGATCCTCCTGGCTGACCAAACACAACGAGAATGTTCTCAAGTGTTCCTTCTGCCATTTCTGTTGCTAGCATAACTTCCATTGACTCCTTGAACAGCTTTGCTGTATCTAGAAGCTGATCCACTGTTACGTTACCGTATGTTGGGTTATAAGTAATTTGTAGACCGTTGTTTGTAAATCCAACGTTGCGCCACTTTGTAGGTGCCGCTGCAAGTGTAGTTGAGTATGATTCAGATGTGCTGAATACTACTTTGTCTGAACCTTTTGTTGGATCAAGATTTGAATCGCCATCATATGCTGTCTGGTTGATGAACAACGGTGAAGCACCTACGATAATATTCTTGGCTGAATTGTATGTATCTCTTGCCATTTTTTCTTTACCTCCTGTTTTTCAAAAATCTAATAAAAATTGTCAAAGCTGGCTAGGCTGTCTTTCCTCTTGGTATAATAATAGGCCTTTTGGGGTAAAAAAGCAACCTATATAAATCTGCCGCTAGAGTTTGAGGACCTAGCATATTTAATCTCAAGGATGACATCTGCGGATAAAAAGCCCTGTAACTCTTCGGATGGGGCAATTGGAGATATGTCTGCTATAAAAATACTATAGAATTGGAATTTATCTGAAACTCCAGACCAGTGATTTACATCTCTTCCAGACTCGTCTACTCTTCTAAATAGGTCAAACATAAAGTTTCTAATCTCATTTATGTCATTTATATCCGTAGAATATATTGTAAATAAAACCTGCTCGCAGCATATTGCCCATAGATCCTCATAGGATGTACCTATCTTATCATAGACAATATGTTTCTTTCCGCTCAAAAATTGATTTAATTCTGGTGATTGCTGGACGGGAATAATAGGAACTATCTCTTGTCCTACGTTATCACTATAATAATCTGATGCTGTAAATATATCCGCATCCTTTAATTTCTGCCAAAAGTACTTTCGCAACTCTATCATTGCGTCTAATTTATAATTAACCATTATGCCATTCCTCCAAATGCTGAATTTAATGCAAAGTCTGCCTGATTTCTAACTGTATTTGGTGAGAATGAATACTGAACCCTTTTAATATTCATTGGCAATTTCATTGCTTTGGTAAGTGAGCTATTAAATAATCTTTGAAATCCAGATTTCTTGATTGATTGATTAACTAAGTCTCCAGTAAAGAATCTATTATATGCAATATAAAATGCATTTTTTACCTTAGCCCCTCCAGGCCTCTTAACGTTAACTGAGGCACCTATAGGCATAAAGACTGTAGAACCATTAACTTCGAATACTAAGCGCTCTGCGGACCTTGGAGAGATTATTACGGGCATTCCAGCTTCCATCACGGCAGCCTTGTTAGCAAAAACATGTCTATGCTTTCCTTTATTAGTTGGAACCAACGACTTAGACAATTTAAAATCGTATCCAATTCTAAATGACAATCCATCTTGTGATAACTTTTTTAATTCAAATAATCGAGATTCTTTTTTGCCAGTCTTTTTCCATTCGTAAACATGGTGTAAAGATATAGGGGCTGTGCGGGCTTTAGCATCAACATAATCACCAAAGTCTTCTTGGATCTGTTTAAATATAACAGCAGAAAATTTGTTCTGGAAATTTTTATTTGAAGTAATCTTTGATATGACTTGTGCCTGATAATAGATAGTAGCAGATATTTGGGCTACTGTTGAGTCCTTTAATGATGTTGTTTTTGTTCCCGCCAAGAACTTTTCTAATCCGCTTGCTGCGGCAACCAATGCTGTACTAGAGTCCAATTTGCTGGTTCTCCGATCTCTTCATTGATGAGTTGTACCCCATAACCCTGCCGAAAGGATCGGTAAGAGGAGTAGTACCAATTACTTCAAATACTGTTGGGGTGTCTGAGGGGAAATTAAGTTCGGTCCAAATATAGTTATTTTCAGAGTCACGAACATTTGTAACCTTTTCTCTAAGAGTTAGTCTTTCAGCAGTTCTTACCTGTATGACCTGATCATTAGTATATTTATTATCAAATATCTGCTTGTCGCTGCTTCTAGTTGTTGCAGAATTACTTACTACGCCTTTTGCATGACAGTCTAAAGTTTTATAATAGTTCCACTCTTTTACAATGGATCCTGTTTCTGTATCTTGAGTATCTAGTTGTCTATAGACATCTAGTTTCATAGACAGAATTGAGTCTATGATCCCATTCATTTATATAAGCACCATGGAACTAATAATATAAGGGTTAAGCAATTGGTCTGCAAATTGATTTCCAGTACCAGAATAAGCTTGGCCAGTATACTCAAACTTCCAGTCAAATGTTTGTATGTTCTTAAGATACTTTTGTTTCCATAGAAGGTCCTTTGAAAAGTAATCCTTCATCAGTTCTTTTGCCGCCATTTGAACATTATCTGGAACTTCAGACCAACCATATCTTCCAATAACACGATATCTTGTGTGCTTGTTAAATGCTTGCCCGCTATATGTTTCGTTAATACTTGGAGGAACCATGCCATTTGCAACATACACAGTATTGTCTATCAATCCTGTTCTGTCAATTCTAATTCCAAATCCACTTTCGCTAACCTGTGGAGTGTAAAGCCAATTGTTTACAATTGGAGTTACTGTATTATCTACTAGAAGAATGTCATTCCCATATAGCTTCTGTACAGAATTAATCTTGTATGGGAGAGATAATATGTCTGAATCCATTCCATATGCAATTTCAACATCGTCATATAAGAAGAAATCTTGCCCTGTGTAATCTTCAATTACTTTACGGGCATACTTTTCCGCTTGCTGGATTTGATAATATGTTTTATAATTTGGATCGCTTGAGTCTACGCCAATATTTAATTCATCTATGGCTTCATAGATATTAGTATATGGAGTTATAACATCTGCATATGTAGTGCCAGTTGCTGCACTTCCGCCAACCTGATACTCCCAAAGAAGCTTAAACTTTCTTTGTCTTTGAGTGTATGACAATGGAATAACAACCTGATAGTTGCCAAAGTCAGTTTCAAGCTTTGTAGATGTAATTGTTGTTAAAAGAGTTGTTGGAGAGATTGCTGGAGATATCATAACGTCTTCAGTAATATCATATAGCTTTACTGTAGGCGCTGAATCTGAATCTACTATTTCCCCCTGCCAAAATATTTTGTGCTTCAGTGGTGAATTAGTATTTAAATATATCTCTGCCATTGTTAATGGTTAAGCTCAGCTGTAGAAGTCTTGAACTTCCTTTGGTGTCGCTGGGCGGAACCCCTCCTCTTTATCAAAAATTGCTTGTGCCTTTTCTTTGTGCATTGCTATAAATGGGTGCTGCTTGGTAAATGTGAAACCCATAATATCATATCTAAAGTTTTCTCGTGTCATTCTAACTAAAACTGTATCCTCTGCCAAATCCTGCTTTGGATTAAATCTTGGAAGTATTTCAATCTCTTCCGTTTCATCTTCAATGTTCTTGATTGTTTGTTGATATACTGCCCAAGTTACGCCTTCTTCTGATAGGGCGGCAATAATATCATTTTTGTTCTTTAGGCTATTTGTATCAACTGCAAAGTCCTCTGCAATTTTCTTTAGCTCTGCTACCTTTAGGGTGTCGAATGACATCTTATATTCTCCTTTTTCTAGGTCAATTAATTATAGCATTGTCGCTATTATTTGGAAAGGGGGTTTGCATGTTTTTTTACATTACACGAGCCGTGGGCTGGGCGGACATTATCAAGAGTATCTGATCCTCCCTTAGATAAAGGAACAACATGGTCGATATGCAGGCCAACTTCCCATCCAGATGCTCCAGCTAGTCTTGGAGCAGATAAGTCAATATCAATATTACATATGTGACATATGGTGCCATATATCTCTAATACCTCAGACTCTTTATAATACTCAAATCCATTATTAAATCTATTGGCACGTCTGCGTCTTTCAGATTCTCTCTTTAAATGAGGATTTTTTTTCTTGTGTTGTCGCTGGTATACTCTATTGGCTTCTAAGTTCTTTAATCTCCATTGCCTTGAATTTTCTCTTTCATACTCTGGATTCTCTAAATACTTTTTTCTTCTATTGCTTTTTATATTTTCTGAATTTTTAGAATAATACCCATTAAGGTATTCTCTATGAGATTCTTTACAAGGTTCACACTTAATAGTTTTATCCATACAGTGTTTTTGATAGCCCGCATTAGTTCCACATATATTCATATATAAAGTATATCAAATAAAGAAGGGCCTGGGAAGAACCCAGGCCCAACTTAATTATTAACAGTTACTTATGAAGCAACCTTAACATTTTTCACCACAACCCAGGCATCTGCCTGTTCGATCTGAACACCAACACGAGTATACATTGTGTACTCAATTGAGTCCTTACGTGGCCAGAAGAAACGGTAAACGGTTACATCACGCTTGATTCCAATAACAACGTTATTTGGGAATGTCAAGTGGATATCTCCGTGGTTTCCTGTCTCTCCTGAATAGTCGCCGTCCTGTGCTTCATTTAGAAGTGGAACTTCAACAATTGGAATACCAAATGCATAAGGGGCTACGTAACCTGCTGGTCCTGAGACTGGCTGAACATCACCACGGATGATGCTTGAAGCAATATCCTGTGGAATTGTCTGGTTAGTACCAATGCTGTTTGCATATAGGAAGTCTTGGATCAAGTTTGATCCGACTAGGAAGCGAAGGTCTGCACGACGTTGCTTGTACTTACGTGGAAGCTCCTTCAATGCAGAGTTAAAAGATGAGCGAGTTATTACTGCTCCTCCGTTATCTACAACGTGACCGTATGTCTTTGCCTTCTTTACAACGCCATCAAATGACTTGTATAGGGCATCGCCTGTTAGGGATACGTTTCCATTGAGGACTACGTCTTCAATATCGTTACCTGCCTGTGTTGCCATCATGCGGGCAATGTGATCTTCTAGGTCTGGACCTTCAATGTTGTCTTCTAGAGACTCTGTTGAAAGCTCCCAATCTAGACGTAGCTTCTTTGTTGTCAAAGAAATCTTTGAGAAAGATACTGCTGAGTTTGCTGCTGTATCGTCTGCTTCGGTTGCAAGCTTCATTAGCTTCTCGCCGACTGACATACGGTCAATCTCTGTTGTATCTGACTTCATGCGGACTGTACGTGCGACCTTACCAATTACGGTTGCGTCGAACATATAGTCTAGAAAACGAGCTGATTGCTCTGGATTTAGTAGTCCGCCTTCGCCTTCAGAACCAACGTGTACGCCAGTTGTCGCTACTGCTGACCCTGACATAGAAGTTGTTACGGAAGTATTAGCTGCTACTGACTTTTCTAATAGTTCATTACTCATTATATTTTCACCTACCTTTGTTTATCTAATTAATTCTTGTACGGAACCGAGGAAAGAACCGTTCCATTTTGATTTTTTTATTGTATTTACTTCCCGAGACCCGCCAAGGTCTGAGGACTTCTTAATTGCAGTCTCACCTTCTACTGCATCGACACGCTTTTGTACGCCATCAATCGTGTTTCTGATATCTGATACTGTCTTTGAAAGTGTATCGTATTGTTCTGCCAACTCTGTAATTCTGGAATCAACGCTCTTGCTGAAAGATTCAACTGTTTCTGTAACAGTCTTTACCTGTGCTGCATTTGCATCTGTTGCCTTGTTTAGAGTTTCTGAGAAAAAGCCTTTTAGATCGCCTAACATTTTTGCAAAATCAGGTTCATCAACCTCAACTTCGGATACGTCGGCTGCTTTTTCCAGAGTTTCGGCAGAAGCGTCTGCTACTGCATCTTCTGCAGGAGCTTCTTCAGCAGCTGGTGTTTCTTCAACAACAGGTGCTGTCTCTTCAACAATAGTCTCTTCAACTACTGCGGTTTCTGTATTTTCTGACACTTCATTACCTCCTTCTGCGTTTGCCTGTTTTGCAATTGTTTGTATTTCAGGCAACGTGGATCTTGATTTGTGTAAACCAAGAATTCTATCTATTTCTTTTGATTTGTTAACATCGTTTGATTCAACCCAACCAATTAGTGTTGCAGGATTTCCTGATATTGGTGAGTCAAATTCTTTTTCTGTCGATACAAAAATTGAATCGCTTTCTTCGCAATAGAAAATATTTTCTGTAACTACATCTGCCGCCATACCTTTAAATATCATCTGTCCGTTCATCTTCTCAATTGACAGGATGTTGCAAAGTTCATTTGCTGGTGAATCTACAATTGAAAGTTCAACTAATTCATAATCC